CGTGTGGAGCAGGCTCGATAGCATCGAGCCAAAAGTTAACAGCTTTCTCTAGGGTTTACAACCACTTAAAGAAAGCGATTAAAGAAAATGAAAATGCCGCTCAGCGCTAACTGAACGGCATTACGGCTTGTGGGCGCTCTTTTCGTCGACGACGTATTCTTGTCGCCCCCCTGCGCTCTGGAATTTTCCGGCAATTTGCGGCAGGAGGATGCCACCATGCCAGCCGTTTCCACCGCCAGGCTCGAAGCCCGAATCAGCCCGGAATTACAGAAAATGCTCAAGCGCGCCGCCGAGATTCAAGGCCGCACCCTGACCGATTTCGTCGTTACCGCCGTTCAGGATGCGGCACAACGCGCCATCGAGCAGGCCGAAATCATCCGTTTGTCGCTTGCCGATCAGCAGCTTTTTGCCGAAGTACTGCTCTCGCCGCCCAAGCCCGGCCCCGCTCTCAAGCGGGCGATGGCTCGCCACGACAAATTGGCGCGCGCCGAATGACCCACGCGCCGGTGCTGATCGCGGCACTGGATGCCAAGCATGATCGGGCCGCATTCGATTGCGGCATACCTGTGAACGAGTGAGATAAATGGGCGGCGGAGTTGAGATAATTCGGGGATATACCGGAATTTTCCGGGATTTATCGGGACATGTTTTGCAATTTTATTGCAGCCATTGCAAGGCGATCATGGCGCCCGCCGGTTGAGCATCCTGCTGATTGTGTCGAGGATCGTCCGCTCAGCTTCCGGTTGGAGTTTTACCGCTTCAGGCGGGCCGGTGAAGAGCATGAATGGGCGGGCTGGGATTTTCGAGCCGGGGTGGTTGACCTGCTTGACGACTGTCTCTTTGCCCTTCGAGCCAAAGGCTAGCGCCTTCTTGTCTTTCGGTCGGATCACATGGGGGCGGGTGGTGCCGCCGAACTGGTGGATCGCGGCATAGGGTACGTTGCTGCCGATCTGTACGAAGTCCGGGCCGTAGTCGGTGGACAGGCTTGCGGCCAGGATACCGCTATCTTGCAGGATCATCAGGACAGAGCGGCCTTTGCCTTTCTTCAGCCGCGCCGCTTCGGTTGAGGCATGTAACGGCAGCCAGCGCGGGCGGCCCTGGGACTGAAAATTCTGCTCGGTTTCGTACTCCAGATCGCTGGCGATGGCTCGCATCATCGGCGTCGCGTTGGTCATGACTGCGAGGATTTCATCCAGCCAGTGGCCTACCTTTCCGCTATCGACTTCGACGGTAAAGCTCATCTCGTCACGCTCCAATCGAACCGCTGCACGCTCTTCAACCCGCCGCGTTCCGTTTCCAGCACCACGCGCACGGCCGGCCATAGCTGATTGCCGGCGGTAGCGGGGTCGGCGTCTTCGTCCGTCCAGGTGTAGCTGGTTCCGGTGAAGCCGGTTTCGGTTTTACGCAGCGTCATGTTTCCCGGCGTCGCGCCGCCGTAGAGGTAGAGGTTATAAGTGACGCCCGTTTCCGGGCCGGTGTTGCCGGCCAGCCAATCGACCAGCAGATCGGCCTGGGTCAGGCGGTCGCGGTGCGACCAGGCGATGGTCAGGGCGCCGCTGATGCTGGCCGGCCAGCGGAGGTTGTTGAGGCGGACATTGGCCGGTGGATAGGGCCTCGCCGCCCGGCCGGCAAGGGCAATGGTTGAGGTCGGCGCGCTGGCCAGCGCCAGGGTGCCGGAGCCGGTGCGGGTCAGGGCGCGAACCTGCGCCGTCATGCCCTGGACGTATTCGCGCTCGTCGAAGCCGTAATCCTGCGCCGAACCGTAGCACCACAGTAGGGCGCCCGCCGGGTGTGCGGCGGGAATGGTGTCGCCGCAGCCGCGCCCGACGGTGATGGTGTTGGCCACGGTATTGATGGCGTCGATACGCACCAGTTCATCCTCCAGCCAGGCGGCGCTGCCGATCTCGACACCGTCCAGCATGGAAGCATCCACCATGGGCAACACCGTCGCCGACCGATCAACCGATGCCGCCAGCGCGGCCGCCGGGCAGAATGTCCCCATATCCGCATTGCCGACGGAAAACCCGCCCGCCCCCACCGATACGGCCACGTCGAAACCAAGCGCCAGACCGCTTGGCGAGGTCGCCAGCATCGCCACGAAAGCCGCCGAATCGGCCAGGCCGCGCGCGTTAGCGTCGCCGATGCGCAGCAGCAGATCGCGGTAGCCGGCCTCGACGGCGCGCTGCGCCGGCACCGGCTGCGGCATCAGATCGGGGCGGACGAAGCCGCCGGGGTCTTGTCCCAGCCAGCTTGTCGTCGGCAGGCCGAAAACATCCTCGACAGCGATGATGGTTACCGTGCCGTCCGTGCCCTCGCCATATTCGCAGCGCCCAGCGCGCACTACCATGTTATTGACGCCGACTTCCGGCGCGGCGATGCGGAACACGTCGCCGGGGGCGATCAAGGCGCCGCGCCGATTCAACTTGACCGTGAACTTCTTGAGATTGCCGCCCATGGATTTCAAATCGCGCAGGGCCACGCGAGCAGCCAGATCGGCGGTTGGCAGGCCGGGATATTCGCGCGTCAGCGACACCACCGCGCCGCCGGCCGTGGTGATGGCCGCCGCGTTGCGTTGGCGCACCGAGCGCATTTCGCCGCGCGCCAGCGGCGAAATAAACTTGACCACGACCTCGCTCGGGCCGTCGAAAATGGCCGCGCTCTCGAATTCCTCCACCGCCAAGAGGCCGGAATCGGCATCGAAGATCGGCAGCGTGGCCGGGTCGTAATCGTCGCGCACCAGCCGCAGCTTCAGCTTGCCGGTGCGCCGGTCGACGAACATCGAGCCGCCGATGTGGTCGATCACGCTCTGGGCGAAATTGACGATCGAATCCTGGGCGTTGAATTTCAGGCACATGCCGAAGCCCTCGGCGTAAAGCTTGTCCGCCGCCGCGCGGAAGCTCGCGTCGTCGATCCGCGCCGGCGGCAGGCCGCGCCCGTTCTTCGTATCGGTGTAGAGCTGCATCAGGATATGGGCCGGATTCATGGCCTTGATCTGGTTGCCGGCGAGCCAGATGGCTGCCCGCTCCGGGTACCAGGCGCCGTTCTCCCAACCGGCGTTGGTGCGCCGCACGCGGAATTTCCATGGCTTCGGGTAGGGCGTCATGGCCGAAATGCGGCCATCGAAAAACACGCTGGCGACGCCGCGGAAGGCCGGCACCAAGCCACCCAGCATGGCCGCCAGACGCGGGAACACCGGCTGATCGACATCGCCCATCAAAACCTTGAGCGGGCCGACGATGCCGCCTTCCTTTTTCTCGCCGCCGAAGAGGTTGGGCTGGTTGATTTGGAACTCGGCATTGCCGCTGGCGCTGCCAGTCCAGGCCGTTTTGTCGCCGACCACGATCTCCCTGATCTCGTCGAGCGGCCCGCGCCCGAGGCCCATATGCAGGCCCATCGAATACCAGTAGCCGATGGTGACCTTTTTACCGCTGCCCATGCTTTACCCCTCACCCCAACCCTCTCCCCGCAAGCGGGGCGAGGGGGTTAAACCAGATTTCCATTCCACCACGGCAATCGCCAGCGCGTCGCCAGTGGCGATCAGGGCTTCCGCCGGAATGCCATCGCGCACGAAATCCGCCCAATCGAACCCATGCCGCGCCGCCCACTGGCGGCAGCCGGCCATGCAATAGCCTTGCTTGCCGGCGAACGGCACGGCGGCGAGATCGGCAGCGGTAATCATCATTTGCCGGCTCATTTGCCGGATTTCGTCTTGATCGCCGATATCCGCCAGTTGCCGGCACCCAGCACCATCCAGTCGCTGACCCAGACGTCGCCGAATATCCAGATTTGCGCCGAACCCTCGGCGGTCTGCGGCAGGTCGATGTCGGAAAAGGCCGCTGGCTTGGCGTTCTTCGGCTTGGGCGCGGTCAGTACCGAAATGACCAGGGAGACGATCAATATGAAAAGTTGAAACATAGGTCTCGCCTTTTAGAAAAACGGGTTGTTCTCGAACGGCGAAATCCCCGGCATGTGCGGGAATCCGCCATAGTTGTCGAGGTTGTTGTAGACCGTCGCGCACATCGCCCGCGTCTGATCGCAACCGGGAAAAGCGGAAATCGTTTGCCCGGCCCGGATGCCGGCGGTGCCGGAAAGCAGCGTCAGTTTCAGCCCAGCCTGTGCCTCGATGGCGCGGCGCTCGACCACGCCGGCAGGCGTCGCCCACTCGATATAGCCACCGGCGTAGTTACTGCTGGGCAGCCCGGCGACGGTGACGGTGGCGCCATCCAGCGCCGTGATCGTCGTCTGAATCTGGTGCAGGGCGCGGGAAACCCGGCAGGCCATGTCGTAAATGGTGTGCGGGCAGTTACGCTCGTAGGCGAGGCGCAGCGCATTGCGGCCCATGCTGGCGGCGAGCGAGTTGCAGACGATTTCCGTTTGGCCGGGGGCGGTCCAGCGCACCGCCTGAACGGTGCCGATCCAGACGATCAGGGCGTTATCCGCGGCATCGGCGAGGCCATGGTGAAAATCCCGGATGGTCAGCCAGATTTCGTCGCTCGGCGGATGGCCGACGAACATGCCGACCACCTCCAGATCGTCCGGTCCCGTTAGCGTCAGCGCGTCGGCGGAGGTTTCGCCGGTCTGGCGGATGCCATCGTCGGAAATCGGCACGGCGCGGTAATCGCAGGTTTGAAAACGGATGTCGCGGTCGGCGCTGGTATAGGCCCAGGCGGCGGGGCCGCGCTCGAACAGGTAAAGCCTGGCCGGGCGGCCTTCGGCGAGGGAATATTCCTGGTCAGAGAACGTCATCGCGTACCCCTCGAAACACAATTTCAGCTTCAGCCAGGCCGTCCAGGTCGGCGTGATGGCGGATGGTCACCTCGTCGGCATCGGCGCGCATGGCGCGTAAAAAGTGGAGGCGCGCCACCTCCGCCGGCAGGATCGCCGTCTGTAGCGGCGGCTCGATGGCCAGCACATCCTGGTCGAGTTCAATATCCTCGCTGGCGGCTGTGATGCGGCGCAGCAGGCGTAAGCCGTTGTTCAACTCAATGGCGATGTCGGTCAGGCCGAGCCGGCCGACGCCGAAGCGGCCATAACCGCAGCGCTTCACCCGCAGCACCGAGCCGGATGCGGGGGCATCCAGAGTCAGACTCTCGGCCCAGGCCGGCAGCCATAGCGAGCGCTGCCGGCCGCGCAGGAAATAGGCCAGCCGCCGGAACCCATCCCGTGCCGCCGGCCCATGCAGGAACCAGCGGTGCGACTGGGTAACGAAGCCAACCCCGGCCACATCGGTGCGGCTGCGCTTGCCGAATTGATTATCCAGTTCCGACAAGATACGCGCCACCGAATCGGACAAATCCTCAACCTCGTTGGGCCGCTCGAAAAACGCCGGGCGACCACGGTAGCTGTCAGCGGGTGAAGTTTCCGGCCAGTCGCAGGCATCAAGCACCTCGAAGCGCGCCGAAAACGTCGCGGTGCGGTCGGTTTTGCGCGCCAGCGTCGGCGTTTCCGCCAAGCGCGCGGCGCGCGCCGGATAGAGGCGCGATCCGGCCGGCCAGTGGTTTTGCGTCGGTCGCACCAGCGTGATCTGGTTGGCGCTCACCGCCTCGACCTCCACCGCCTCTGCCGTCAGCGGCCCGGCGCTATCGATGTCGCCGGGAATCAGAAGCGCCATGCCGCCGCGCTGAAAATCCCGGTAAGCGGTGGCGCAGGGGATGGCTGTGGCCTCGGCGGCTAAATTGGCGGCCAGCAACTGGCCATCCGGCCAGATTGGCAGCGCCCAGTCATTCGCGCCCCAGGCGGCGAGCATGAGGCCGAGGTTCTGGAAACTGCCGGCCTCGACTACAAACCGCGCCTCGAAACTACGCCGTGGCGCGATGCGCAGCGCCCGACGCTGCTCGGCGCCGGAACGGGAAACCAGCACATCGGTCAGCCATTCCAGCCGCTCGCTGATCCCCTCCGACCAGTCCGGCGGCCAGGCCCAGGCGATCACCCGCTGGCCGACCAGGCGCAGGATAGGATCGTTGCTCTCGGCGAAATCGAAAACGATGTTGCTGTCGATGCGGCTCGAACCGCTCGATAAAACAGTCAACCCCCACTCGCGCTCCTGCAACGCGGCATAGATCGATGGCAGCGGCGAGCCATCGACCGGCGCCAGCAGCACGCCGCTGGGAATGTTGTCGACGGCGATCAGCGTCCGCGGTACGAGATTCGCGTTCCAGATGTAGAACTGGCGGGTAACGGTGGACACCACATTGCCGACATCCACCGACGCCGGGCCGAGGTGGATGCGGTTGTAGTAGTCGTCGAAGTAGGAGAGCGCCACATGACCGCCGACAGGCCGGCCATTGGCGGCGACTGGCAGATTACGCGCCAGCACCGAGAAAAGCCCCGGCCCGGATTGCCAGAGATAGTCGAAACCCTGGCCGCCGATGGAGGGCGTCGCGTCAGTCCAGTCATTCTGGCTGGCCGGCGACGTGGATGAAAAGAAAGGGAAGCCAACCGTTCCGGCAAAGCGGTCGAGATCGTCACTGAAATGGGCGGGTTGAACGCTGATGAATATCGACGGATCGGGCAGCCAGCCGGTCAGGGTCGCCACGTCATACCCTTAATGCACAGCCGAATGTACCGGTGTGAAATATGTTTTGCCCGCCGTTGCGGTTCGTCAAATCCTTCCTGAACCACGGATAGACACGCCACTGGTCAGTGCCGAGCGCAATCAACTCGGTCGGCGCATGGTTGTCGATGCGGAAATACCGGCAGTGGCGGAGTTCACCGACAATCGACCATTTCGACTCCGGCCGGTTCTCGAAAACCCGTATCGGGATCAGGAGGCTCTCGGCGTTCCATGCGTTTGGCTGACTGCTCACGTGCGTGCTCACCGCCGAGATGCCGACCACGTAATCCGTCCAGCCATTGATCTGATGATTGGCATCGACCACAGGCATGCCGGAATGGAAAACGCTGGCCTGCACATTGTTGCCGTTCCCGACGTTGCTGAATCCAGCGTTGGTAAAAGTTGTCGTCCAAAATAGACCGCCGGACGATCTGTATTGCTGCCCGCCGGCCGTATTGGAAATCGTAAAATTCTGGCTGATAAAGTTGGCCGAGTTGCTTTGATTTAGCGTGTTTCCTGTCGGTAGCACTGGTTTGGTGCCGCTGGCCCAGACACCCGTCCCGGTGATCCCTGGCGCCGACGAGCAACCGCAGGCGAACCACTGCCAATCCGTAATGTTGTAGCCCACGAAAAAATACATCTCGTCGGGCGCGGTGTTGACGTGCAGGTGCCAGGAGCAGGGAAATTCGATACCGTAATTTGGGCCTGACTGCGCCACGGGAGTATCGGTCATATCGCCGACAGCTTGAGCAATCGGCGCGTCGTTCACGCGGAATCGGATCAGGTTACGATTCTGAATTCGCACGTTGCTTAAGTTCATCGTGCCGAGATTGACCACCTCGGCAAATAGATTGATCGCCCCCTTGCTCGCCATCCCTGAGCCGACATCCACTGACCAACCCATGCCAGCCGATTGCAGGCCAGCGAAAAAGGCGTTTTGCAAATCCTGCAAACTGTTTGCCGTGCCAGTCAGATACGCCATGTTTCCTCCTATGGGTAGGGGCGAATAATCATTCGCCCCTACGGGTTCGCATCGAGCCGCAGGGCGTAGTAATCGGCGAATCCAGTCCGGCTGACATCCTGGATCACCACATGGGTCTGGCCGCCCTGCGTCACCGTGTTCTCCACGATGTTGTTGAAACCGCTGATGTGGCTGATGCCCTCCAGGCAGCCGAACATGCCGTTCGCGCTATTCAGTTCTATTGGGATCAACGGATAGACCCCGTTCGTATCGCGTGTGCTGTCGCTGTAGGCATTGGTCTGCCCCCAGGGATGGCAATACGGCGTCTGCCACAGCCCATCGACAAAGCGCATGGCGCAATTCGCCCGGTTACCCTTGTACGGCATGGAATGCGTCGTATCCGAATATCGCGTCGCCGCCGCGCCGTTCAACATCGAGGCACAGACGAGCGGCAGCGGGTACTGCGAGGGCCGGGCGTAGGGGAACATCTTGCCGACGTAGAACGACTCATACACCGGCGTGCCGACCTTGAGCGCCCCGGCGATGCGCTGCGGCGAAAGACTGATCCAGTAGTCGATCCGCTTGTTATGCCCCGGGCAGCCGGAAATGCGCACGCCCGGCTGGGTCTCGAAGGTGTTGCCGGCCACATAGCCGACGCAGGCCATGAAGGCCAGGTTGTAGTAATCGGTGTTGACGTTCTCGTAGGATTTCACCCCCACAAAAATCTCCTCCGTGCCGGAGTATCCCGGCCCCTTGAGGATCAACTCATGCGCGCCGTCGCTCGGCGTCAGGTCGCGCATCACCTGCCAGCCGTTGGCGCTGGCGAACTGCTTGATGACAGCGATCAGCGCCTTGTGCGCGAGCTGTGTGCTGTCGTCGACGAAGCCGATGAGGTGGGGCATAGGCGGGTTTCCGGTAGTTTCTGCTGTGGATGCCCCGCCAGTCTGGCCTGCGCGCGCGCGTCACAAAAATAAAACGTTTTATTTTCCGCCGCCGCCGGCAATAGCCACGATGCGGCCTAGACATGAGGCGCGTGAACCCATGCTCTCCAGCCGGCGGTGAGGGCAGCGCCAAACAACACCGGCAGCCGGCCAGCGGCGTTCTACTCTCCGCCGCGGGGCCGGCGCCTCCAACCCTTCCCGGAAAAACCATGGCCACCAAGCTCCCGAAAAAACAACCCGCCCAAGAAGCACCACCGGACGATCTCGCCGTCCTCTTTTCCTCGCGCGATCTCACGCTCTCCGGTGAAACCGTCACTGTCCGCGAATACAGCTTCGGCAAGCAGTTGAAGCTCGGCGGCGAACTGGCCCGGCTCGCCAATGCCATCGCCGCGGCGAGGCGCGAATCCACCGACCTCGTAGGGGCGAATAATTATTCGCCCCCAGACCCCCTCACCGCCCTGCTCGACGCCATTGCCAGCGAAGCCGAAGCCTTCCGTATCCTCCTCGCCGCCGCCTGCGACCGCCCGCCGGCATGGGTCGACGCCCTGAAAAGCGAAGAAGGCGAGGCGCTTGCCATCACCTGGTGGAGCGTCAATTGCAATTTTTTTCTCCGGCGGGTGCGGCGCCCGGCAGAACTCGCCCTCATCAGCGCCGCGCTGGAATCAACTGGGGCAGCGTCTTCGCCGCCCTCATCCGCCACGGCCACCGCGAGCGGGACTTGAGGAACTACACCATGCGCCAGCTCGAACTCTATTACCGCGAGACGCGCCAGGCCGAGGCGACCGCCCAGGCCGGCGCCATCGCCGCCGCCACCTACGGCATGGCCGGCGGCAAGGAAGCCGGCAAAGCCATTGCCAAACTGACGGGGGAAGACTGACATGGCGCGCGTTACCCGCAAATCCGTAGGGACAGGTCTTGTGCCCGCCCGTCGGGGCGAAAAATTTTTCGCCCCTACAACGCCGCGCCGTCCCGTAGGGGCGAATAATCATTCGCCCCTATCCCACGAACTCACCTCCGAAGCCGCCCCGCGCCGCCTCGACCCTTGGGAACAGGACTACCTCGGCATCATCCGCCCCAACGATCCCTTCCTGCGCGAGCGCGGCGCCGATCTCGATCTCTACCTCGACCTCATCAAGGATGGCAAAGTCCGCTTCTGCCTGCAAAAGCGCGTCGGCGTCCTGGTTTCCAGCCCCTGGTCTGTCGCGCCGGTCGATGCGGGCGACAGCGAGAGCGCCGAGCGCCTCACCGCGCTGCTCGGTAAATTCGCCTTCGACCGCCTCTGGGCCGACCTCGCCGAAACCGTGCTGCTGGCCGGCTTCGGCGTCGTCGAAATCGTCTGGGACATCGTCGACGGCATTGTGATACCCAGATCACTGCCCGTACGCCGGCAAAGCCGCTTCGTCTTCAAGGATATCGAAGGCGGCGCGCCGGAACTGCGGCTGCTGGTCGAATCCAACATGGTCGAGGGCATTCCGCTGCCCGACAAAAAATTCATCGTGCACCGCATCCACCCGCGCGACGATAACCCCTACGGCACCGGCCTTGGCCTGCAACTCTACTGGCCGGTATTTTTCAAGAGGAAGGCGACGGCGGCATGGGCCAAGTTCGCCGACCGCTTCGGCACGCCGACGCCCTGGGGTCGCTACCCGACAGACGCCAAGCAGCCAGAAAAAAACACCTTAGCCGACGCCCTGCGCGCTTTCAGCCACGACGGCTTCGTCATGACGCCGGAAGGCGTTCTGATCGACCTTATCGAAGCCAACGGCAGCGCCGCCACCAACGTCCACGAAACCCTGCGCCGTGCCATGAACGACGAAATCGCCGCCGTCCTCCTCTGCCAGGACGAACGCGGCGAATCCGGCGGCGCCCTCGCCGCCGCCAGTAAAGAGCGCGTCAGCGGACTGCTTACTCAAGTGCAGAGCGACGCCGATCTCATTTCTGAGACCCTGAACCGTACCCTCATCAAATGGCTGTGCGAATTCAACGGCATCAATCCGTGCACCGTCTACCGCCCGATCAAGGAAGAAGACGATCTCAAAGCCATGGCCGAAACCGACGCCATCATCGCCGGCATGGGGTTTACGCTCGCCGAAGAAGCGGTGCGGGCAAAGTATGGGGAGGGCTGGTCAGTGGCCGAAAAACCGCCCGCCACCGATCCGACCTCTCCCTCTCCCCTCGCGGGAGAGGGCCGGGGAGAGGGGGAGGTCGAAGCATCCGCCTTCGCCGAAGGTGAGTCGACAAGGCCAAATGCCGCCGTAGGGGCGAATAATTATTCGCCACCCGACCCTGCCCAAGCCGAAATCGACCGCGCCCTGGCCGCCATCCCAGACGCCGCGCTCGACGCCGCCATGCAGCCCATCATCGAGGCGCTGACCGCCGCCATCGACGCTTCTGATAGCTACGAAGAAGCCCTAGCCAAAGCCACCGCCGCGCTCCCCGACATCCCCCTCGATAAGCTCGCCGACCTCCTCCTCAACGCCATGTTCGGTGCGGAGACATTCGGGCGGCTGACGCAGGAGAGTAGGGGCGAATAATTATTCGCCCCTACAACCCCATGATCCGCGCCAACTTCGCCCTCACCCCCAAAGACGCCGTCGCCTACTTCCGCGCCAAGGGCGCGCACCTCGCCTGGAACTGGACCGACACCGCCACGGAACTGCACGCCACCAGCTTCACCGTCGCCAAGGTCACGAGCTTCGATGTGCTGCAAGCCATCCACGCCGAAGTCGACCGCGCCATCAGTGAGGGCCGCACCTTCGCCCAATTCAAGGACAACCTCAAACCCCGCCTGCAACAACTCGGCTGGTGGGGCAAGGATGCCGAAACCGGCGCCCAGTTAGGCAGCAACAGCCGGCTGCGCACCATTTTTCGGGCCAATGTCCAATCCGCCTACATGGCCGGCCACTACAAAGCCTTTGCAGAAAACGTCGACCACCGCCCCTGGTGGCAATACATCGCCATCCTCGACAACCGCACCCGGCCCGAACACGAAGCCCTCAACGGCAAGGTCTACCGCTGGGACGACCCGATCTGGAAAATCATCTGGCCGCCCAATGGCTTCAACTGCCGCTGCCGCGTCCGCGCCCTCAACGATGCCAATCTCGAACGCGAAGGCATCACGCCATCCGCCACCACGGCGGAAGACATCAAGACCGAAAGCATCCAAATCAACGGCGAAACCATCGACCGCAACGCCGTGCGCGTGGACGGCCAATGGTTCTACCCCGACGTCGGCTGGGATCAAAACCCCGGCTGGAACGCCGCCGAGCAGCAGGCCCAATGGCTGGAACGGCGGGCAGCGACAGCGCCGGAAGCCTTGCGACCGCTGTATCTGGAAGCAGCCAAGGGCGGCGCGGTGACAGCGGCCACGGCGGAAGAAGTTGCAGCGAAAGCAGCGGCGCTCTATCGAAACGAAGCGGAGATAGCCCGCTTCCTGCAAGGCGAGCCGATCAAGGAAATCCCCATCAATGCCGCGCCAACAAACAGCTTCGCCGCGCTGCGCCAATGGGCGACCGAGATTTTCGACGCCTGGGGAAACATGGCGACCAGCCCTGAAATCGGTGCTGTGGTGCTCGATGAGCGATCTGTCAGGGACTCTCTAGGCCACGGCATGAACTATGCGAAAGCCAATGCGTTTGCTGTGGTGAAAGACGTGATCGAACTCGGGCGCGTTGTGCTGCGCGAGGCCAGGAACAGCCGTGTCGATTCCATCTATATCGCCGCGCCAGTCCGTATTGGCGGAATCGACGACATCGTGACCATCCTTGTCCATAAGGACATGAACACGAAACGGATGTATCTGCACAGCGTCACGACAAAAGAAAGCCTCCAACAAAGTCGGGTATCCAGGGCTGACGCCAAAGCGTCCGAGCGGTCTGGCCCGTCCAGTGCGGGAGGCATATCTACTGTACTGCAAAGACTGCTGAGATTCAAACCATGACCTTCACCGTCGAAGTCAACACCGGCCAGGCAGGCCGCACCCTGGATGAAATCCTTGCCATCCTGCAAAACCCCGCGCCGCTGATGCGGGCCATCGGCGAAGACCTCAAAGACGAAACCTGGCAAAACTTCCAGGCACAAGGCCGCCCGCATTGGGTGCCGCCGCTGGCGCCGGCAACGGTCAAGGCGCGGCAGAAAAAGGGCGGCGGCAAGGGCGCGACGGTGCTGCAAATCCTGCAAGACTCCGGCATCCTCGCCAAAAGCCTGTCCACCGACACCGGCCCGGACTACGCCGAGATCGGCAGCAACGTACCCTATGCCGCCATCCATCAATTTGGCGGCATGGCCGGCCGGGGCCGCAAGGTCGCCATCCCCGCCCGCCCCTGGCTCCCCTTCGCCGGCCCGCCCGAAAGCGCGCAGCTACAACCCGAAGCCGAGCGGACGGTGCTCGATACGATCAGCAGGATGCTCAATGGACGCTGAAACAATCAAAGCCATCGGCGAGTGGATCGTGTTTCCGATCTGTTTTTTCGGCTTTCTGGCATACATCACCTACAAATCATGAAACGCAAACCCATCAACACTCCGGCGGCGCGGCCTTGTCCGGGGAACGAACAGCCAGCGGAACCGGGCAATTGCCCTCCAGAACTTCCAGCATTGACTCGATACCGCCAAGGACAGCTTGATCAATTGCGTCGTCTTCGTGAGTCGTCTCGGCTTGCATCCACGCTCGCCGAAACGCTTTGGCAAAAGCGTCAGGGTTAGGGCCGTAGGCTGGGTAGAGCGAAGCGAAACCCAGCAACACGCCGGCAATGCTGGGTTTCGCTGGCGCTCTACCCAGCCTACGCGCTACGCAGAGCATTACGGCGACGGTTGCGGACATGACTGTTCAAGACGGCTCTAGTCGCGCGACGCCCGGTTGTTGAGCTGCGCCATGTTTGAGCGGCGGTAATTCTCTCTGACAGTGCTTGCAGATAAGCGCGGCGGCCTTCACGGTTTCCGCGCAGAACGGACAAACTCGTTCTAGCGCGGCTGTCTGCTGCGCCTCCATCAACTCCGCCGCCCGGTTGCGCGTCAGCGCCCAGATCAATGCGCCGATCCACGGCAGCAGCATCCAGCCGAGCAGGATGTTGAGTGCGACGATGGCGTTCTTATTTGTGTGGTTTCGGCTAATGGCAACAAAGCTCGGGGTCAGATAGAAAAATCCGCTAATCAATGAGATACACCATATCATCAATGCGTTACCGACACCGCTGCGGCTTGCCATCAGCCCGACGCAGATGCTGACAATGACGATCAGGCTCCACAGCCACAGCTCGATCTTGCTGTCCTGTACAACAGGTTTATTCAGTTCATTCATATCGGGTAACCCTTCGGTCACTCTCTGTCTTGCAGAATGGTATCGATGATCTCAATACGCTCACGATAGTGGGCAACCATTTTCCCCTTGCGCTGGCGAACGGCTAACAACCACATCGAAGGAATCATTACTGCACCAAATGGTGCCGCAAACAACCACAGCGGCTCTGCGACCTTGAACCAGATGCCGGAAAATAGCATCCATACCATAGCTAGAGTACCTGCCGCGAGCCAAATGGAGGGGGCACTGAAAAATATGTCAAAGCGCACCTTCCAGAGCTTGGCTTTACACCGTCTAAATTCATGCTTCAGTTCTGATGTTTCCCAGTCCCACAACATCTGCGGCGCTTCGTAAATGATGTCGCGGCCAGCAACATGGCCGACCTCGCCGTGGAATTCCTGCTTCATGGTGGTCATTTCCCATTCTTGTTCACGATGTCACGTCCAGCAACGCCACCGTTGATCGGACCGTGGAATACCTGCCTTGCCGGTGTTGACACTGCCCCTGTTGTAGACCTGGAGCACAACTTTACCACCGCCCTAGCGAGCTGTTTGGCGTCGACCTTACTCTCCAACGACAGCAGGTCTATCGCGTCCAGTACGGCCTGATGCACTGCCGATTCACCAATGCCATGCCCTGAACGCTGACCAGTAAGGATATAGAGGGCATCGGCGCCAGCAGCGGCTATGGCGGCGAGGTAATCGGCATCTGGTGTTCGCTCCCCTTTCTCGTACTTGAGCTGCGCCTGCTTCTGGACGCCAGCGATTGCGCCTAGTTCAGTCTGATTCATGTCGAGGCGCTGCCGTTCTACCTTCAGCCTGTCTCCAATGGTACTCATACGACCCCTGAAAAATGGTTTGACAGTACGCAAATGCGTACTTACAATCATCTCACCAACTGCAATAAACAACACACAGATAAGGACGAGCCATGGAATCAGTAACCTCGCAAATCCAAGGAGTCATCGCGCCGACCGCTCACGCACGCCGGAGTGCCGGGCTCGACCTGGGCGCCGTGCTTGCAGACGGGGCACCCGAAGTAACCGTCGCCGTTGCCGACCAGGGCGATCTTCTTGCCACCCTCGAAACACGGCTGGCAGATGAAGTGCTCGACATCGCCACCGCCCTTCTCAAGTTCGGCAGTGCGACGCAAGCGATAGGCAAAGAACTGCCCCTGACTTCCCACTTTGGCAAGCTCGTAACGGTCCTTCTCAGCAGCTTCAGCCTCCAGTTCGCGTATGCGCTGCTGAAGGGCAAGGATAAGCCCCTGCTGCTCGATGACGGTGACCAACACCTCGCTGAGCTTGGACTGCAAGTCGAGCAATTTGTTCGTGAAGTCAGCCTGGATGGCCGCCGCTTTCTGGCGGTCGCGCTCCTTGACGAGCAGGCCGCCCAACTCGGCAACAGCATTGGCGGTGGATAACAGGGTGGGAATGTCCATTTCGTATCGCAAGAAATGCCTATTTCGTCAATTTATCACCAAACAGCAACTAAACGACACCATGAAGAAAACCATTCGTACCCACGCCCAAGCCATTCAATGGATGGATGAGACGGGATTAAGCAAGGCCGAGCTGGCGCGGCGCTTCGGCGTTAGCCACAGCTTGGTCGACGCCATCCTGCGCGGGCAAAAGCAATGCCGACGCGGCGCCTCTCACAACATCGCCGTCTTTCTCTGTCTCAAAGCTGGCCAGGCTGTAGCCGTCAAGCAGCCGTACAACCGGCGGGAGGCGCGGCCATGATCAAAACCCTGCGCGTCAAGCACACCGTCGACCGCCACGGCCAGCCGCTGCTGGAAATCGACAACCTTGGCCAGGTGGCGGAACTCTCCCCGGCTGCCGCCCGCCGCTACATGGTGGCGAGAAATGACTACAACTGGGGGCAACCATGACGCGGCCCAGCCAAACCAGCCAGTCCGGCGGCAAGGTGCTTGACGTGCTCGCCGCCTTGCTGGGTCACTTCGCCCATGGCCTGACGCCCGGCGACATCGCCAAGGCCACCGGCCTCGACCCTTCGGCCGTCACCCGCTACATCGCCACGCTGGAAGCCAAGGGCTTTGCCGCCCGCATTGTCGAAACCGGGCGCATCCGGCCATCGACGCAGCTTGCCAGCCACGCCATCGCCATCCTGCGCAGCCTGGACGTCGAGCGCGCCCGGCTCGAAAACCTGCAAACCCGATTACTGACCACTCAGGAGTAACAAATGGCCCGCAAACCCAATCCCCAGACACCACCCACCGAGCCAATCGACCTGCCCGGTCTGCCGGCGGTGGTCGATGGCCTGAATCAACTCGCCGTCTATGACAACCAGCGCGAAGCCACGGTGCGCGCCGTGGCCGACCGGCTCGGCTATCAACTGCCCGCCGATTGCGCCGACGCCGACCTGATCCAGCGCGACATCGCCAGTAACATGCGGCGCACGGCGGAAGCCATGCTGGAAGTCGGGCGCGGCCTCATCTGCCTGAAAGAAGCCTGTGAACACGGCGAATTCATGGCGCGGCTGGAGGTGCTGAGGTTTGAGCAGCGCGTGGCAAACCGCTACATGCAGGTGGCGCGCCGGGCGTCAAAGTGGACGACGTCGTCCACTTTGCTCAAAGTCGCCGACAGCCAGAGCAAGCTACTCGAACTGATTGTCCTTGACGACGAAGAGATCGAAGAACTGGCGCTCACCGGCCAAACCGGCGAACTCGCCCTCGACGACATCGCCACCATGAGCGTCAAGGAATTGCGCAAGGCGCTGCGCGAAGCCAAGGCCGATAAAGAGGCAGACGCCGAACTGCTGGAAAAAAAGAATGCGCGCATCGACAAGCTGGAGCGCGACAAGCTGATGATCTCCCGCCTGCCCCTCGACGAGGCGCTGGCGCTGACGAAAAAGGAAGCCTCGGCCATCATGGCCGATGCCCTCGGTCTGATCCGCGGCAACTTCCGCCAGGCGCTGCGCGCCCTGGCGGGCGAAGAGGGCGGCCAAAATGCCATCTTCATGGCCGGCCTGGTCGGCCAGTTGGCCGCCGAACTGGCCACGCTGCGCGACGAGTTCGACCTGCCCGATGTCAGCACCGCCGCCGACGTAAAGCTCGCCGCCGAAGTGGCGCAGTGGGGCGGTTGAGCGCCCATCATGCCGCCCCGCCCCTCTGTCATGGAACGCCTCCTGGCCGTATCGCAAGCTCTTGCCGCCGCGCCGCACGGCGGCAAGGCGGCGATCTATGCCGACGCCTGCGCCGATCTGGGGTGCAGCCTGCCCACCCTGCACCGCTGGCTCAAGTCGGTGCGGGTGACGCCCAGGCGCAAGCAGCGCGCTGACGCGGGCGAAGTGGCGCTGCCGCGCCAGGAGGCGCTGACCATCAGCGCCCTCCTGATGGAAAGCCATCGCAAAACGGGCAAGCGCCTCATGTCGATCGGCGAGGCGCTGGAAATCCTGCGCGCCAATCACGCGGTGCGGGCCGAGCGGCTCGATCTGGCCAGCGGCGAGGTGCTGCCGCTGTCGCCCAGCGCCGTTTCATCCGCGCTGCGCGCTTATCGCCTGCACCCCGACCAGATCAACCGCCCGGCGCCGGCTGTCGAACTGAAGAGCCTGCACCCGAACCACGTCTGGCAGATCGACGCCTCGCTGTGCGTCCTCTACTACCTGCGCCCCCGCTCAAAGGCCGAGCTTGGCTTGCAGGTGATGGAGCGCGAAAGGTTCTATAAGAACAAGCCCGGCAATCTCAAAAGCATCGAGGCCGACCGGGTTTGGTCCTACGAGCGCACCGACCACTACAGCGGCTCGCTCGGCGTGCATTACGTCATGGGCGCCGAGAGCGGGATCAACCTCGCCGACAGCTTCATCCACTTCATCCAGCCGCGCCCCGGCGATCCCTGCCACGGCGTGCCGCGCATCCTCATGATGGACATGGGCAGCGCCAACACCAGCGGCCTCTTCGGCAACCTGGCGCGGCGCCTGAACGTGGAACTGATCGCGCACATGCCGGGCAATGCCCGCGCCACCGGCCAGGTGGAAAAGGCGCGTGACATCATCGAACGCGGCTTTGAATCCGGCCTGCGCCTCTCCCCCGTTGCCGACCTGGATGAACTCAACGCCGCCGCCGGGCGCTGGGCCGCCTGGTACAACGCCAACCGCGAACACAGCCGCCACGGCAAAACGCGCAGCGCGTGCTGGATGACCATCGCGCAAGATCAATTGCGCATCGCGCCGCCGGTCGAGCTGTGCAAAAAGCTGCTCACCCACACGCCGGAAGCGCGCAAGGTCAGCGCCACGCTGACTGTGCGCTTCGACGGCAACGAATACGACGTGCGCGGCGTGCCCCGCGTCATGGTTGGCGAAAGCCTGCAAGTGACCTACGCCGCCGGCCAGTCGGAAGCCTGCACCATCGTGACGCGCGACGAAGAGGGCCATGAACTCTTGCTCGACGCGCCGCTGGTGGTGCGCGAGGGCGCCGGCAATTTCCGCGTCGACGCCAACGTCATCGGCGAAACCTGGACACGCCCAGCCGACACGCTGGCCGAAACGCACCGGAAGGAACTGCGCCGCCATGCCTACGGCGTCGCTACCGACGAGGCCGCCGAAGCCGCGAAGAAGGCCAAGGCTGTGCCCTTCGGCGGGCGCATCGATCCCGGCAAGCGCATCGATCAGTCGCCGGAGCACATCTTTATGCCGCGGCGCGGCACGGCGCTCGATGTCGCCGCCAGCGTGGCTGCCGCCGAGTCAAAGCGCCTCACCCATTTCGAGGCCGCCCGCGCATTGGTCGCCGCCGGTGTTGCGATGGATACGGCCAAAAACGCCCGCGTCCGCGAGTGGTATCCCGACGGCGTGCCCGAGGCCGACCTCGCGGCGCTGGCCGACAAACTGCGCTGGATGACGGCGCTCAAGGTGGTAGGAGGCGAATGATGACCGACAAAAAATCCCCCTCACCCCAACCCTCTCCCCGCCAGCGGGGCGAGGGAGCCAACCCCATCGCCGCCGACCTGCGCGCCATGCTCGACCATCACGGCGTCGCGCACGATGAGTTCTATAAGGCCGTCGGCATCAGCCGGCCAGCCGGCTACCGGCTGCTCACCCAGGGGGCATGGCCGAAGCGCGACCGCGAAGCGCCAGCGCGCGTTCTGCGCTTCGTTGAGGCGCTCAAGCAGCAACCACCCGCCACGACACCAGAAAATGCATTTGGGCGCATTTGGGCGGACTTTGATGGGCAAAAAAATCCCCACCCGGATGGCAGTCCGAGCGGGGCGTCTCTCGCAGCATCGCAATCAACTACGGAGGACTCCATGTTACTACGCTTCGAAAACCTCACGCCAGCCGCCAAAAAGCACTTCGCCCTGACGCGCTCGCCCTTCGCCGACGACATCCACACCCGCGAGGATGTTTTCTTGAGCCCGCACATCCGCTACGTACGCGCCGCCCTGCACGATGCGGCGGTCAATCACGGCTTTGTCGCCATCGTCGGCGAAAGCGGGGCCGGCAAGTCGCTCCTGGTCGAAGAACTGGAGCAGCGCATCCTCGACGAAAACCGGCCGGTGGTGGTGATCCGCCCCTACATCGTCGAGATGGAGGAGAACGACCAGAAGGGCAAAACGCTCAAATCCGGCGCGATTGCGGAGGCCATCATCCGGGCGCTCGACCCCACCGCCGCGCCGCGCCGCACCCGCGACGCCCGCTGGCGGCAGGTGCATGAACTCCTCAAATCCGCCCGCGCCGCTGGCGTCTCGCCCCTGCTGCTCATCGAGGAGGCCCACTGCCTGCCCTTCGCCACCCTGAAGCACTTGAAGCGCCTGCTGGAATTGAAGCAGGGCCTCTCCCGGCTGCTCGGCATTGCCCTCATCGGCCAGCCGGAATTGAAGGCGCGCCTGGCCGAGCAAAAGGCCGAGGTCAGGGAAGTGGTGCAGCGCTGCGAAGTCGTCGAACTCGCGCCGCTCGATAACGACCTGGAGTCTTATCTGAAACACAAGTTCCAGCGGGCCGGCGCCGATCTGGCCAGCGTGCTGGCGCCGGAAGCGGTGGATGCCATCCGCGCCCGCCTGGTGTGGATACCGCGCGGCGGCAAGGCCACCGACGCCATCAGCATGTGCTACCCGCTCGTCGTCGGCAATCTCGTCACCCGCGCCATGAACGCGGCAGCCGGCGCCGGCTGGCCGAAGGTCGACGGGCAAGTGATCGCGGGGGTGTGAGATGGACAACCTGATGAGAACCCTGCGCCGTCTGCGCCTCGCCTGGCGCTACTACCACCGCCTCGGCTTTACCTGGCGGCTGGCCTGGATCAAGGCCTGCCACACACCCGAACCCGCCGGGATGGCGCGGCGATGACCTGGACCGCCGCCGAACGGGAAGAGGCGCGGGCGATGCACGCCGCCGGAAAGACGATCTACGCCATCGCCAAGACGCTGGGCAAATCGAAGTCGGGCGTGCGCTATGCCCTGTTCGGCTCCGTGCGGCCCGAGCGACCGCCCTTGCCGCGCAAACGCCCCTGCCTCTGCTGCGGCCAGCCGTTCAACTCCACCGGCCCGCAGCACCGCCTCTGCAACGCCTGCCGCCTCGCCGCCCGCGATGCCAGCCCCTACGCCCCTTGAAAACTGAAAGGAATTTGCAAAATGCCCATCAAAGCCAAAGCTGCCCCCTATGTCTGCCAGAGCAAGGAACAGACCATCGAGGCCATCAAGACGCTCGGCGACGCCCAGCGTGAACTCACGCGCATCGAGACCGATATCAATGACATCCTCGCCGCCGTCACCGCCGAGCGTAAAGACCGCATCGACGCCCTCAAGGGCCGCATCGAAACCCTCGTCGCCGGCATCCAGTTATGGTGCGAAGCCAACCGCAGCGCGCTGCTCACCGGCGGCGGCAAGGAAGCCAACCTGATTACCGGCCTGGTGCGCTGGCGCCAGCGCCCGCCCAGCGTTTCCATCCGCGCCGTCGACAAGGTGCTGGAAACGCTCCGCGCGCTCGGCCTCAAGCGCTTCATCCGCACCAGGGAAGAGCCGAACAAGGAAGCCATGCTCGCCGAACCGAACGCCGTCTCCGGCATCGCCGGCATCACCATCGTCACCGGCGTCGAGGACTTTGTGATTGAACCGTTTGAGGTGGATGTGGCGCGATGAGCGAGGTGCACACCATCCCGGTCAAGGTCAAGATGGACTCCGCTGGATACACGGCCAGAGTGGCCGGCGCCGGCTACCGCGCCTCGTCCACCCAGAGCGCCGCCATCGCCGTCCTGCGCGCCGCCGAAAAACATCTGGACGGGTCGATGTGGGACCTGCTGCGCCCGCCTGAGCACATCGCCACGCCGGAATATGGCCGCGAGTTGTGGCAAATCGTCGTCGGGAAAAAGCCATGAACGACGCCGACAAAATTGCCTTACTCAAGGCATCCATCCTCAACATCGGACGGCTGCTGCCGCCGGGAATGAGCGTCACATTCCGCCATGATTCAGGCGCGGCAGCGACGATGGAAATTATGTTCCCGGACGGGCATATAGAAACCCTCATCTTCACCGGCCACTCGCCTATCTACAACGTGCCGGCGGTGCCGTCCGAGTATGGGGTGTGCTCATGAATCGCGCTCAAGCCATCAAGTTGATCCACGTCGCCCGGCGCGATCTCCAGATCGACGATGCCGCCTGGAAAGCCCTGCTTGCCGAAAAATTCCGCGTTGCCAGTTCCAAAGACCTGGATATCACCGGCCTCTACAAGCTGGTCGAGCATTTGAAAAAATGCGGCTTCAAGGTGCGGCATAAGGCCGAATGCCGTAGGGGCGAAAAATTTTTCGCCCCTACAAAACCCGCCCCCGTCTCCCGCCCGCTAGCCGGCGCCGCCCAGGCCGATCCCGGCGAGGCGGCCAAGATTCGCGCCCTGTGGCTGTTCCTGCACCAGCCTCTTGGCCTCGTCCGCGACCCATCCGAAAAGGCGCTCGCTGCCTACATCAAGCGCATGACGGGCGTCGACGATCTGCACTGGCTCAACGGTCGGCAGTGCCGGCGCGTCATCGAGGGATTGAAAAAATGGGCGGAGCGGATATTCCCAGCCAAGCTCGCCGAACGCCTGGACGCTTTGGAGGCCGTAGGGGCAAATAATTATTCGCCCCTACACGACGCCCTCGAACGCGGCGCCTACGATGCCTGCCTAACCGCCTGGGAAGCCCTGGACGAATCGGCGCCAGCCAACGAGGGAAGTGATTCATGAGCTACAACAAAGACCAGATATTTGAGTGCTACAAGCGCCTTGGCAGCATCAAGGGCGTTTGCGTCGAAACCGGCTGTCCGCCGTACATCGCCTACATCTGGCTGCGCAAGGCCAAGCTCCTGCGCGAAAACGACAAGCAGCAGTACGGCACCTCGTCCAGCAAGCTCGGCGCGGCGGCGGAAGCGGAATTTCAGCAACTGGTGCCGGAGGCGATGGCGGCTAACATCAATCTCGAACCCAACAATCCCTCATTCGATTTCATGGTGGGCGACCTGACCATAGACGTCAAATACAGTTCCATTCGCCCGTCGGATGGCCGCTGGGGTTTCAACACGGCGCGCAACAAGGCGCTGGTACCGGATTTGTACTGCGCGTTTTTCGCCACCGCGCCGGGCGGCAAGCTGAAAGATGGCTACCACCTGCTGCTCATACCGCACGAAATGCTCTGCGTGAAAGACCCAGTTCTGCGTCCCGACGACAGGGATAACCCGTTGTGGCAATTCGCCATCGAACCCGCCGCGCTGCGGTCGACCCTGTTGAGCATGGCCAGATGAACTACGCCCCCCTCTACGACATCCTGCCGAAAACCCTGCATCCGACCCTGGCGGAGACGGCGGAATGTTTGTACGAGGCGCTGGCCGACGCGCTCGCGCTGGGCGAATCACTGGCGGCGCGGGAACAGGCGGCGGCCATGATCGCCCGCGAGCAGGTCGCCGCCATTGCCCGGCGCATGGGCGGCGCCAACGTGTATTTCCCAAAAGACCTGCCCAACCTCTTGCTCTCAGCACGCGATCAGGCGCTGTGGAGCCGCTTCACCGGCAACAACCTGCGCCCGCTGGCCCGCGAATTCGGCATCTCTGATCAACGCGCCTGGCAGATCGTCAAGGAACAGCGGCGGCTGGAACGCGAGCGGCGGCAGATGAGCTTGCCGTTGCCGCCGGTTAAGGAGGACGAATGATGGCCGCCCGCAACAACTGGACGCCGGATGAGATCGAAATGCTGAAGGCGAACTATCCTGATCAGCGCGCGGGCGCCATTGCTGCCGCCCTTGGTTACAGCCTGGGCGCGGTTTATCGAAAGGCGGCGAAGCTCGGACTGAAGAAGAGCGATGCCTTTTACACCAGTGAAAAGGCCAGACGGCTGAATGGCGTTATCGGTGCCGAAACCCGTTTTCGCAAGGGTCATGTGTCATGGAACAAGGGCATGAAGGGCCTGAGTTACGAAGGCATGAAGGCGACGCAGTTCAAGCCTGGTCATCAGGGCGGCGTTGCCGCCGCGCGTTATCAGCCGATCGGCGCCGAGCGCATCAGCAAGGATGGCTACCTGCAACGCAAGGTCAACGATGGCCTGCCCATGCAGAGGCGCTGGCGGAGCGTCCATATTCTCAACTGGGAAGCCATCAACGGCCTACTGCCGGCAGGACACGCCCTGATATTCCGCGACGGAAACAAAAGGAATGTCGCTGTCGACAACCTGGAACTGGTCACCCGGCGCGAGCTGATGGCGCGTAACACCATCCATCGCCTGCCGCCGGAGTTGAAAGAAGTCGTCAATCTGAAAAAGGCCATTACCCGCGTTATCAACAAAATGGAGAAGGATCATGTCGAACACGATTGAAACCCTGCGCGACCACCTGTTTTCAACACTGGAAGACCTTCGCGCCAAAGACAATCCGATGGAGATTGAGCGCGCCAAAACCGTTTGTGAAGTCGCGCAGACCATCATCAATAGCGCCAAGGTCGAGGTCGATGCGATGCGCTTCAGCGGCGTGTCGACGAATAGCAACTTCCTCGCCCTCGCCGTGAAGCCTTTTTCTCATAAGCCCGCTTTGATCAAGACCGGTGCCGGCGTCAAGGAAGTCGAGCAGCATGACGGGTACACCGTGACGACGCACAGGCCGACGTGATGCCTGCAAGGAGCGGGTTTGAAATCCGCTCCTTACCCTGCAAAAAATAAAACGTTTTATTTTCCCCCCAGCCGCGCGCCCGCCACGATGGCGGCATGGCTGATGAAACCGTAACCCTCCCCGATTTCGAGATTTTCCGCGCCGGCACGCACCGCGATCGCGCGGGCGGCGAGTGGGATATTTCCGATGCCGACTTAGCGGCCATCGCCGCCGGCTATAAACCGGACTTCTCCGAAGCCCCCATTGTTGTTGGGCATCCCTCTGTCGACGCGCCCGCCTACGGGTGGGTGACCTCTATCCACGTCGCGGACGGGCGGCTTTATGCCAAGTCCAGAGATGTCGACCCGGCCTTTGCCGAGATGGTCAAGGCGCAGCGCTTCCCTAAACGATCAGCAGCCTTTTATCCGCCGCAGCACCCGTCCAATCCGACCCCCGGCCAGCTTTACCTGCGCCATGTCGGTTTTCTCGGCGCCCATCCGCCAGCCGTCAAAGGGCTGCGCGACATTCATTTTTCCGCTGCCGATGGTGTCATCTCCTTTGCGGAGGACATTGCCAAGCCCTCTCTCCCGGCCTCTCTCCCGCAAGCGGGAGAGAGGAGGGATTTGCCTCCCCTCTCCACAAGTGGAGAGGGGTCGGGGGTGAGGATCGGCCACGCTTTATCCCACCCGTCCTTACAGGAGAATCCGATGAGCGACGACAACAAGGCCAAGCCCGCGCCTGCCGCCGATCCGGCGCAGACGGAACTGGCCGCCCTGAAAGCGCAGTTTTCCGAGGCTGTCGGCGAGCGCGACAACGCCCGCGCGGAACTGGCCACCATCAAGCAACAACTGGCCGAGATCGAGGCCAGGGGCCGCGAGGCGCGGCATTTGTCGCACATCGCCTTTGCCGAGGCGCAGGTAGCCGCCAGCCACATTCTGCCCAAGGATGTCGGCGCCATGGTGGCCGTGCTCGATCTGCTGGCCGACGCCGCGCCGGTGGAGTTCACCGAGGGCGACGCCACGAGGAAGCTCTCGCCGGTCGAATTCGTCAAGAACCTGATCGAACGCCAGCAGAGCGGCCTCCAGTTCGGCGAGTTCGCCCCCGGCAAGGTCGGCGGCGGCAAGCCGCAGGGCGATGCCGCCATCGACGCCGCCGCCAGGAAGCTCGCGGCGGAGAAGTCCATCCCCTACGCCGACGCCGTGCGTGCCGTCGTGACCGCTGGAGCCTGATGCCATGCCGATGACTCTCGAACAAATCCGCCTCAAGCAAAATCCCATCCTCACCGGCCTGCTCCTCGCCCAGGTGGCGCAGGGCAATCTGGTGGCGGAAATTCTCTTCCCACGCCTGCCCTTTGCCGTGCGCTCGGGCATGGTGCCCAAGCTCGGCAACGAGGCGATGCAGCAGTACAACCTGCGCCGCGCGCCGGGCGCTCACACCAAGCGCATCACCGTCAGCTACGAGGGCGCGGTCTACACCGTCGAGCAGCATTCGGTGGAAGTGCCGATCCCGCGCGAATGGATCGAGGAACAGCAGGGCGCTTTCAGCCTCGGCCTGCCGCGCAACCTGGACGTGTCGCAAATCGCCATGTCCACGGCATCCAGCGTGCTCACCCTCGGCTACGAGGTCGAAGCCGCCGCGCTCGCCACCGACGCGGGCCAGTACCCATCCAGCAACGTGCTGACGCTGACCGGCGCGGCCAAGTGGAGCGCCAGCACCGGCAAGCCGGTGGATGACATCATCGGCGCCTCGGACGCCATCCGCGCCAAAACGGGCCGCCGGCCCAATACCTTGATCGTCTCGCCCAATGTGCTCTCGGCTTTGTACCGCAACGAGCAGATTCGCGCCTATTTCCCCACCGACCGCATCGGCCTGCCGACCCTGGCCGACCTCTCCACCATCCTGCGCGTGCCGCGTATTGTGGAAGCCGACGCCATCTGGGTCGACGGCCAGAACGTGGCGCATGATGTCTGGGGCAATGTCGCCATCCTCGCCTATGTGCCGCCGGTCGGCGGCAGCATGAGCCTGGCCGATCCGGCATGGGGCTTCACCTCGGTTCTGGAAGGCCATCCCTTCGCCGAACTGCCGTACTACGAGAACACCAGCAAAACCTGGGTGTACGGCGCGACGTTCGAACGCAGCGCCAACATCGCCACTTCGGCGGCTGGCTTCCTGTTCGTCGAGCCGGCTTGAGGAGGATGCAACTATGTATACAGCGAAAACCCGCATCGCGCTCACCGTTGCCGGCAAGCGCGTCGACCTGATGCCCGGCGACCCGCTGCCGGAAGCGGCAGCTGCCGCCGACATCAAGCAGTTGCTGCGGCTGAAAGCCATCGCTACGACCTCTCCCCTCGCGGGAGAGGGCCGGGGAGAGGGGGAGGCTGAGGAATCCCCTGCTGCCGCCACCGCACCCAAGGCCACCGCCAAAAAAGGAGCCGCCAAATGAGCCAGTTTGAAAAACTGCACGCCACCACCCGCGTGCTGACCGTCGACGTCGCAGCCAACCGCTTCATCGCCTACAACGGCGGCTACGCCGCCACCACCGGCGGCGTCAAGGATGCCATCGGCGTTTCCGAAACCGCCGGCCGCGCTGGCGAGGCGATTGCCGTTGTCACCGGCTGGTCCTACATCGTCGAGGCCGACGAAGCCATCGCGCTGCATGCCTTCGTCCAGCCCGGCGCGGAAGGCCATGCCGTCACCGGCGACGCCGACGAGCACTGCGGCCGCGCCCTGCAAGCCGCCACGGCGGCGGGCGACCTGATCGAGGTGCAAATTCTCAAGCACGTCCACGCCGCGCCGTAAGCCATGAACTACGCCAGCGTCGCCGACATGGTTTGCCGCTTCGATGAGCGGGAACTGATCCAGCTCACCGACCGCGAGCATGTGCCGCCAGCGGCGCTCGCGGTGGCTGTGGCGGAAACGGCGCTGGCTGATGCGCAGGCGCTGGTCGATGGCTACCTCGGCCAGCGTTACCGTCTGCCGATCATCGGCTGCCGCCAGGCGGGCAGCGAACTCCGCACGGCCCCGCCGCTGCTCACGCGCCTGACCTGCGATATCGCCCGCTACCACCTGTACGACGATCTGGCGCCGGAAGCCGAGGTGGTTCGCCGCTACAAGGAAGCCACCCGAATGCTGGAAGCCATCGCTGCTGGCGAGGTGGCGATTGCCTGCCCGCTCGGCGATTCGCCGGTCGAGCGCATCGGCGGCGAGGGCGACACGGTGTTTGGCTTTTCTCCACGCCAGATCACCGACGATAGCCTGCGAGGCTACTGATGGACTGGGACTGGCTGGCCGCCGAACTCGCTATCGTCGAGCGCCTCAAGACGAATTTGCAAAGCGGGCCGGATGCCTGGGCCAAGCAGATTGGCACGCGCGCCGACCTTACCGTGGTAGCGGAAGAAATGCAGCACGCACCCGCCGTTTGGGTGGTCTACGACGGTCACGATATCCGCGAGGCCGATGAGCAGCGGGCGGCGGTGCGCTTGCGCTTTCTCGTCATCCTCGCCGTATCCAGCGCCATCCAGGGCCGCGACGAAACCCGCAACCAGGAGGCCAGCCGCTACCTGCCACAGATTTTCACGGCCCTGCACGGCTGGCGGCCACCGCAATGCGTGCGCGGCCTGACGCCAGTCTCGCCGCCACGGCCCTATTACTCCCAGGCACGTTTCGCCTATTTCCCCACTGCCTGGGAAACCTCAGTCATCCATTCAACCCGCATGGGGCCGGTGTTTAGCCGCCACCCAGGCCAATCGTAGGCTGGGTAGAGCGCAGCGAAACCCGGCATAAACACAGGAGTCTCCAAATGGCAACGCAAGAGCAGTATTACTTCGGTCAAGGCCGCCTCTTCTCCCGTCCCTACGGCGCCGAGGGCGCCGGTGGCTGGCGCTGGTGGGGCGACATTTCCGAACTCTCCATTTCCGCCGAATCGGAAAAGCTGGAGCACAAGGAGAGCTACAGCGGCCGCCGCCTGCCGGTGCGCACCATCGTCACCTCCACCACCATGAGCCTGACTGGCACCCTGCACCAGGTCGATACCGAGGCCATCGGCGAACTGCTCTACGGTACGGCGAGCGAAATCCCCGGCGGCACGGTGGCCGGCGAGGATCTCGGCACGGTCGCCGTCGGCGATGTGCTGAAACTGGAATATCCCGGCGTCTCCAACCTGGTCATCACCGACAGCGCCGGCACGCCGGTCACCGTCGGCGAAGAGAACTACATCCTCGATGCCCGCTTCGGCACCCTGGAATTCGTCGGCCTGCCGACGCCGCCACTCACCATGCCGCTCAAGGCATCCTATGAGTACGCCGGTGGCAAACAGGTGCCCTTCTTCAACCGCTCGCAGCCGATTTTGCAACTGCGTTACGAGGGCGTTAACCTGGCCGAGAACGATGCGCCGGTGATCGTCGAGTTCTACAAGGTCAGTTCCGACCCGATGCAGGGCTGGGCGCTGATCCAGAATGGCCAGGAACTGGCCGGAAACTCCTTCACCCTAAACCCGCTGGCCGACACGATCAAGCCGGAAACCGGCCCGCTCGGTCGCTTTGGCCGCTTCATCCAGGTTGCGAGTGTCTGACATGGCCAAACTGCCCGACCGCTCGCTGCCCTGGCCCATCCTCTGGGCCGGCGTCGAGTTGATCGCCGAGGCCGAGGGCTGCAAGCTCACGGCCTACCGCGACATTTCCGGCGTGTGGACCATCGGCTGGGGCCAGACCGGGCCGGACATTACCGCCGGCCTCGCCTGGACGCAGGCCGAGGCCGACGCCGACCTGTGCCGCACCCTGACCGATTTGAGCGTGCGGGTGCATGCCCTGCTGCGGCTGCCGACCGCGCCGCGCGAACTGGCGGCGCTCGTCTCGCTGGCCTACAACATCGGCATCGCCGCCTTCGCCCGCTCGACCGTGCTGGCCGCCCACAATCGCGGCGACAAGGCCGCGGCTGCCGCCGCCTTCGCCCTGTGGAACAAGGCCACCATCAACGGCAAGAAGCAGGTCGTTCAAGGGCTTCTGCTGCGCCGCGCCCGCGAGGCGGAAATGTACGCCGCCAGCAGCAGCCGGGTCACCGGCGTCGGCCTGTCGCCGGATGTCGCTCCCGTCGCCCCGCTCGCCGCTTCGCCGACGGCGCTTTCCGGCGGCGCCTCGGTAGCGGCCGGCGGCCTCGCCCTGGCCGCGCAGTATTCGCAGGATGTGGCAGCGGTAGCGCGTTCGCTCGCCATCAATCCGCTCCTCGTCTGCGCCGTGATCGCCGTCGTCGCGGGCGCCATCGTCCTCTGGCGACGCTGGAAGCAGCGCCGGGAAGGGGTGGCGTGATGTGTGGTTTGAACGTAGGGGCGACAAGGCTGAAGGCCGCCGTAGGGGCGAATAATTATTCGCCCCTACCCCGCGCAGGGAGGATGGCGCGCCATGCTTGAAATCCTCTCCGCCTGGCTATCCCGCTACACCCTGCCCATTGCCCTGCTGGCCGTCTTTGCGGCAGGCGCACTCATCGGCGGCGACGTGGCCGGCCGCACTTACCGGGAGAAGATCGCCGTCGCCGAAGCCGCTTATGAAAAGGATCGGCGCGTGGCGGCGGAAAGCGTGGCGCTGGCCTTGACCGCCCTGCGGGAAAAGGAGGCCGAAGGCGAAAAACTCGCCGCCCGCCAGCTCGAACTGGAAGCCACCGGCAGAAAACTGGAAAAGGAGAAAAACAATGCCCTCAAAAAGCTCACAACGGGCCGCCCTTGCCTTGACGGCGCTACTGTCCGCCTGCTCAACGCCAGCGCCGATCCCGCCGGTAAGCGTTCCCTGTCCGCGCATCCCGCCGACGCTCTTGAGGCCGCTACCGCCTTTGCCACCGATACCGACATCGCCCTCTGGGCCAACCACGTTAGATTCCGCTACGACGCCTGCCGTGGCCGCATCGACGCCATCCGCGAATTCGCCGAGCGCGCCCAATCTCCCCTCCCCCATCGCGGGGGAGGGGCCGGGGGAGAGGGGGAGGTTCCATGACTGAAAGCCAAACCAAGCTTGCCCTGGCCATGGCCTACCGCGCTGCCGTCGAAGACCTCGATCGCCGGGAGCTCCCCGGCGCGTTGGCGCTTTACGAAAGCCACCTCAGCGACCGCCAGCGCATCCTGCTTGCCGAATACGACCAGATCGCCGCCGGCGTGGCCACGCAAATCCGCGACTACCTGCCGCTGCGCTTCGCGCAAGGGGCGGCGACATGATGAATCTCTCCGAAGACACGATCCGCTGGCTGGTTTCGCTCTTCATTGCCGGCTGTGGCGCGATCTATACCTGGATCGCCACCCGCGACCGCGATAACACCGTGCGCATCGAGGCGGTGGAAAAGACCCTTGGCAAGCGCATCGCCGTCCACGGCGAGCAACTGGCCCGGCTGGAAAAAGATGTGGAAGTGCTGCGCGTGTCGCTGGAGAACATCCCGACCAAAGACGAGCTCGCCCATCTCCAGGGCGATTTAAAGGAGGTGCGCGCCGTCGGAAACGCCACGCGCGAGGAAATCCGCACCATCCGCCAGTCGCTCTCGCGTATCGAAGATTTTCTGCTGCATAACGGAGCGAGGTAATGGCCGATTTCACCGATTTCCTGCGCGCCGACCGCCGCCTGGTGATGCTGCGCACCCTGGCCGAAATGCCCGGCTACGCCGCCAATTCCAGCATTCTTGCCGGCGCCCTGGATAAACTCGGCCACGCTGCTACCCGCGATGCCGTCAAGGCCGACCTGCGCTGGCTGGCCGAAGTCGGGCTGGTGACCATCGAGGAGGCCGGTTCCGTCCTCGTCGCCACCCTGAGCGATCGCGGCCAGGACGTGGCTGAGGGCAAGGCCAGGGTCGACGGCGTCGCCAAGCCGCGCGCCCGGCATGGGAGCTGAAATGCCGGATGAGGATTTCACCAAATCCCTCTCTCCCGACCTCTCTCCCAAGGGAGAGAGGAGGCAAGTGCCTCCCCTCTCCATAAGTGGAGAGGGGCAGGGGGTGAGGATTGCCCCGGCCGACATCATTGCCGCCCTGGAAAAAACCGTCGCCAAGCTGGAAGCCAGCGCCAAACTCGCCGCCGCCGAAGCCGCCCAGGCGCGGCGTTATCTGGCGCTGCTCAAGAAATCTCACCGGCTTGCGGGAGAGGGGAAGTAATGGGCCGCAAATCCGTCGTCACCAAACTCCCGCCCGAAGTCCGCGCCCACATCGAAAAGCGCCTGCGCGAGGATCGCCTCACCCTCGACGGCCTGTTCGCCGACGTGCGCAGCCACTTTCCCGAGGTGGATTCCCCGAGCCGTTCCGCCCTCGGGCGTTTTCGCAAGGGCTTTGATGAAATCGTCGCCACCCAGCGGGCGATGCAAACCGCCTCCCAGGCGCTGGTTGCTGAACTGGGCGAGGGATTCGACGAAAAAGCCGGGGCGCTGCTCTCCCAGGCCGTCACCACCCTGGTCTATAACGCCGCCGACGGCAAGCTGCGCGAAGGCGGCGATCTGGAAATCTCCGACGTCCTCGATCTTGCCCGCGCCGCCAAATCGGCGCAGGAGGCGAGAAGCCTGTCGCTGCGCGAACGCCAGCAGGTGGCGAAGATGGCCCGCGAGAAGTTGATCGAGGAGCAGAAAACCCGCCTCGACGAACTGGAGAAATCAGGCGCCCTGGAAAACCTCAAGCCGGCGGAAGTGCTGGCCAAAGTCATCAAGGCCGCCTATGCCCTATGATCCGAAACGCCGTCCGGGCGATAAGGCCGTAGGGGCGACAAGGCCGAAGGCCGAAGGACAGCCGCAGGCTGGTCCCGCGAAGCGGGATGCGGCGAAGCCGCACAATAATTTTTCGCCCCTACAACCCGCCCTACCGCTCTACCCCTACCAACGCCGCTGGCTACAGGACGATGCCCGCTTCAAGATCGCCATGTTCGCCCGCCAGTGCGGCAAAACCTTCACGTCCACGCTGGAAATCGCCCTCGATGTCGCCCGCGCCGAGGCCGAGGGCCGGCGTAGCCGCTGGGTGATCCTCAGCCGCGGCGAACGCCAGGCGCGGGAAGCCATGAACGAGGGCGTCAAGCTCCACCTGCGCGCCCTGCAAGCCGGATTCAGGGAATTCGAGACGCCGTTTGACGCCAGCATCCGCGCGCTGGAAGTGGAACTCCCCGGCGGCTCCAAAATCACCGCGCTCCCCGCCAACCCGGACACGGCACGGGGTTTTTCGGCCAATGTGCTGTTGGATGAATTCGCCTTCCACCAGGACAGCCGCGCCATCTGGAAGGCGCTCTTTCCGGTGATCTCCAAGCCCGGCCTCAAACTGCGCGTGATCAGCACGCCCAACGGCAAGGGCAACAAATTTTATGAATTGATGACCGGCGGCCCAACCCCACCCCCGACCCCTCCCCTGCGAAGCAAGGGAGGGGAGGCATTTCCCTCCTCCCCCTTGCAAAGCAGGGGGGAGGTCGGGAGGGGGGTGGACGGCTGGTCCCGCCACGTCACCAACATCTACCAGGCCGTGGCCGACGGCCTCCCCCGCGACATCAAGGAACTGCGCCGCGGCGCGGGCGACGAGGATCTGTGGGCGCAGGAATTCGAGCTGAAATGGCTGGATGAAGCTCACGCCTGGCTGGATTTCGACCTCATCACGGGGTGCGAAAGCGAGCATGCCGGCCAGCCGCACGCCTACACCGGCGGCCCCTGCTACGTCGGCATGGACATCGCGGCAAGGAATGACCTGTTCGTGATCTGGGTCGTCGAGCAGATTGGCGACGTGCTGTGGACGCGGGAGATCATCGAAAGGAAGGGCATCCCCTTCGCCGAGCAGGACGCCCTGCTCGACGACGTGTTCCGCCGCTACCGCGTGCTGCGCTGCTGCATCGACCAGACCGGCATGGGCGAAAAGCCGGTGCAGGACGCCCAATCCCGCCACGGCCGCCTGCGCGTCGAGGGGGTGCTCTTCACCGGCCCCAACAAGCTGACCCTCGCCACCCAGGGCAAGGAAGCCTTCGAGGATCGTAAAATCCGCATCCCCGAAGGCAACCCGGCGCTGCGCGCCGACCTGCACAAGCTCAAAAAGCAGACCAGCCCCACCGGCGCCCCGCGCTTCGTCGCCGATTCCGATGCCAGCGGCCACGCCGACCGCACCTGGGCCTGCTTTCTCGCCATCAACGCGGCGGATCGGGCGGCTGGGCCGATTGAGTTCTATTCCGCGCCGCGCGAACTGGTGACGGAAATGCGGGGGTATTTGTGAGGGCGGTGCCGATGCGTGGCGGGTCGGTTGGGCAGACGGCTTGTAGGGGCGAAAAATTTTTCGCCACTACTCGTCCCAATCGATGCGTGGTGGTCGCCAGAAGATGATGCCCCAGATGAGCTTGCCTGCCTTGAACAGCCCAATGAACACCAAAAACCAGAAAAGCCAGACGCCGCCAAAACGCGCGGTCAGCCCAATCATCACGGCCGCGCCCACCAAGCCGACGATGATTTCTTCCTTGGTTGTCAATTGCTGTTGAGGATTTGTCATGACATCACGCTTCATTGAGCTAGGGCTGCGCATCAAGGCCGACACCGACAAGGCCGTGGCGGAAATCACCTCGGTCAATTCCAACCTTAAGACATTCAATGCCGCGGCGCAAGGCGCGGCTGCCGCCGCCACGCAAATGGGCATCGGCCTCGACAAGGCGGCGGGCGGCTACAGCAAGGCGTCGCAGGGTGTGCGCTCGATCAGCGAGCAGCTGGGCAAGATGCAAACCGGCTTCCTGACCTTGCTGGGCGGCGCCGGCATCGTTAACGCGGGCCGCGACCTCACCCGCATGGTCGACGAATACGGCCAGATGGCCTCGCGCATCCGTGCGGTGACGGCGGATACGGCGGAATACGAGATGGTGCAGCAGCGCCTCCTGGCCACCGCCAACGCCACCTACCGCCCGCTGGCCGAGGCGCAGGAGGTCTATATCCGCACTTCCGACGCCCTGAAATCGCTGGGCTACAACACCGCCCAGGCGCTCGATGTGTCGGATAGCCTCTCCTACCTCTTCGTCACCAACGCCGCCTCCGGCGAGCGGGCGGCCAGCGCCATGGATGCTTTCAGTAAATCCTTGCAAACCGGCCGGGTCGACGCGCTCTCCTGGCGGACTATTCTCGCTGCCGTGCCGAATATCGTCGAGGCCATCGCCCAATCCACTGGCAAGGCCGCCGAGGACATCCGCAAGCTGGGCGCCGAGGGCGATCTGATGGTCACGGATCTGACCGAGGGATTGCGAAAGTCCGCGCAGGCCAACATGGACGCCGCCGCCAAAATGCCGGCGACGGTGGCCGATGCTTTCACCCGCCTGCGCACCAACCTGCAAGCTTCGCTCGGCGAACTCAATCAGGCCAGCGGCGCCACCGGCGTTATCGCCAAGGCCATCGTCCTGCTTGCGGAAAATCTCAAAGGGCTGGGCATGGCGTTTGTCGGCGTGGGTTTCATGGCCGCCGGGCGCTTTATCGGCCCGATGCTGGCGGCAGCCGCTTCCTTGCTCAATATAACGACCGCCGCGGCAGCCGCAGGCCGGGCGGTAACGCTGGCAGGCCGCGCCATGGCGGCAGCGCAAGCCCTGGCCGGCGGCTGGGTTGGCTTGATCGGCATCGTCGGCGGGTTGGCCGCCAGCTTCCTCCTCTTCCGCGACAACGCCGAGCAGGCCAAATCCAGCCTCTCCGGCCTTGCCGGCGGGCTGGAAGAAGCCAGGCAGAAATTCTTCGAAATGGGCGCGGCGGCGCAGGCGGCGGAACTGGTCAAGTTGAAGGGCGAGCTTTCCAGCCTGCGCCAGGACTATGTCGATCTCGGCTACGAAATCGCCAAGGCGGCCAAGGCCGGGCGCGGGGAATTGCCTAAAACCGCGACGGAAGCCAGGGCCGCGCTCGAACAGGTCATGCAGGCGGTGCGCCAGGTCAAGAATGGCGCGGTCGCCGATTGGGACGCGGTTTCTCAAGCGGTTTCGGGCGCCGCGGGCATGCACGATGAGATGCGCAACAAATTGCTCGCCCTGATCGGCAAGGCCGCCGAGATGCAAAAGCAGGGCCGCGATCTCAAGGCAACCGTGGATGCGCTGGGCGAGGCTGCCAAGGGCGCGGCGGGCGACTTTCAGGGGCTTTCCGGCGCGCTATCGCAGGCCATGGACAAGGCATCCGAGGCGCTGGCCAGCGCCGAGCAGAAGCTGACGCTGGCCCGATCCAGCGGCGGCGAGGCCAACCGCTACATGCTCATCGATGTGCCGAAATTGCTGGCCGGCGTCGACAAGGCGACGCCGGAACTTGAAAAGAAAATCGCCGACACCTACGACGCGCTCCGGGAATACGACCGCCTGCAAGCCGCCAAAAAGCCGTCCGTAGGGGCGAATAAAGATTCGCCCCTGCTCTCCAAAACCGCCGACCTCAACCGTCAACTGGCCGAGGCCAACCAGAAACTCGCCCAGGCCCAGGCCGGCGTCTGGGAATCCACGGATAAATCGCGCGACGCCCTGGAAATCTGGCTGGCTACCAGCGACAAAGCGGCGAAATTCTCCGACGCCCAGCGCGCCGCGCTCCAGCGCCAGGCCGAAGCCGTCGATACAGCCGCCAAAGCCTGGACGGAACTCGCCGAAGCCAAGAAGCGGGCCGAAACCATCGCCAGCGCCAGCGAGGCGCTCGGCATCGAACTCCTGAAACTACAAGGCAACAGCGCCGAAGCCAGCCGCAAGGAACTCGAAGCCCGCTATAAGGAACTGCGCGCCGCCCTCGACAAGGAAATGGAACGCGGCCCCAGCGAAGCGGCATCCAGGGTCAGCGCCGAACTCGACATGGTCATCAAGCTCACCCTGGACAAGCAAGAAGTCGACCGCGTCCAGGCCGAGCTACAACAGATGCAGCAGCGGCTCTACCAGAATCAGACCACCATCCGCACCAACCGCGAAGTCGGCGCCATTACCGACATCGAGGCGGCGCAGCAACTGCTGGATCTCAATCGCAAGCAGGCAGCGGCGCTGCGCGAGCGCATCCCGCTGCTCGAACGTCTGGCCACGCTGGAAGGCGATGCCGGCCGAGCAGCACAAGCGGCGCTGATTGACACGCGGAATCAGATCAAGCTCCTCGAAGCCACCACCACGCAATTCGAGGCTGCCCTGAAGCGCGGCATTTCCGATGGCATCACCCGCGCCATCGACGGTCTGGCAGAAGGCACCATGAATCTGCGCGACGCCATCCACGAACTGTCGAACACGATATTCAAGACCCTGCTCGACATGTACGCGCAGAATTTCGCGCAATACCTCACCGGCCAGCAAGGCCCGCTGGCTGGCCTGTTGCAGATGGCGCAAGGCGGTGCGCCAGGCGGTACCAATGGCGGCGCCGACGCGGCCGCCGGCTCGCAACAAATGATGGCCGCGCAAACCCTGCTCACCGCAGGCGAGGTGATGGGCGCTGCCGTTGCCCAATTCCAGGGCGCCGTGGCGCAGAGCGCGGTGGCGGCCTCGCAGCAAACCAGCGCCGCAGCGACGCAGGTCATGGGCGCGACGACGCAGACGGCAGCGGCGACAACCCAGACAGCCGCCGCCACGACCCAGACAGCAGCAGCCAGCATGCAGCAGAGCGCCGCCGCCACCGGCGCGGCATCCGGCGGTGGTGGCGGCGGCTTCTGGGGCAGCCTCCTATCCGGCATCGGCTCACTGTTTGGCTTCGCCAGCGGCGGCTACACCGGTGCTGGCACCAAATACCAGCCCGCCGGCATTGTTCACGCTGGCGAATTCGTGGTGCGCCGCGAATCCGTGTCGCCCGCCTCGCTGGCCTTCCTTGAGCGCTTCAACCGCTACGGCATGTCCGCCGTCCTCACCCCCGCCCCCTCTCCACCAAGTGGAGAGGGGAGGCAAATCCCTCCTCTCTCCCTCTGGGAGAGAGGCCGGGAGAGAGGGTTGGGCGCCTACAAGCACATGCGCGGCTACGCTGACGGTGGTCTGGTCACCGCCGCCCCAGCGCCAGCCCTGTTCCG